GATAAAACTGGTGTACCATCAAGACCAGATAATTGATAAATACTATTCTTACAAAATATAATAAGTTTATTACGAAAAGATTTTATACCTACTATTTGGTCACCTACATCTACTGTACCTGCTGAACTACCTGTAAAATTTTCTGGTACTAATCTAGTACTATAAGCTACTTGTTGTGGATTATTTGATTGTCCTGCAACTATTAATCTTTCTGCAAATAAGGTAACAAAGTTTGGGTCTGTAGGAGCTGACCTATTTACTTCTTTAAATGAATAAGTATATACTCCAGCATTTGTAACTTCAATAACTATTTCACCAACTTTATTAATTCCATCTGATACATAAAGCTTACCATATTGTTTATTACTTTCATATAAAGTAAACTCACAAAGATTTTGAGAACCTCTTGATAGAGAACTGGCACTATTTAATTGAGACTCTGTAGACCCATTTAATTTTATATTTTGTGATGAAGCAGTAGCAGCAAAGTTTCCATCTACTGTCATTGTAGTATTATTTGTAATACTTAATACTAAAAACTGTTCATCATTTATTTTAATATCATCACCTACAGCAAACTCACTAGTAAATGCTGTGCTACTTCCTGTTATTGTAGCACTACCTGAACTTACCGAAACTGTACCTGTTTTGTTTTGATAAGTATTTTTATTTATTTGTGTCCAACTATTACCGTTTGTACTATAAAAAATATTACTTCCTGCACAAGCTACTACTCCTTTAGCATATGCAAATATACCTTCAACTTGACTAGTATCTCCTGTAACAGTAGATGAACCAAATTTAGTAAAACCATTAATTCTTCTGTACCCTCCATGAATAGATGACTCAAAATTATTAAGTCGTTGAGCTACTCCTGGAGTTCTAAAAAGCAAAGCGGTACTTGAAACTAAATCTAATCCGCCTTCACAGTTTATTGATATACCTTGTTCTGCCATACTTTAAAAAATTTTTTAATTACTTCTTTTGTATTTGTTTTATTCCAGGGAGCTGGTAGCTTTACCTGTTTCTTTTTATTAGACATATACGCTACGTCTATCATCCATAGTTTCTGGAAAAGGTTCTAATAATTGTTCTCTCATACTTCTTAAACCTTTTTGATATTCTACTTCAGCTAGTTGTGCTTGTGACATATTGTCTTTAAATTGATGCACATAATATCTAGTCTTTGCTAAAAGAACAGATGTATATTGTTTTGGAAATACTACTGTATCTCCATGTGCTGATAATTCAGTAGGTTGACTATAAGCATAAAAATAAATTTTATATACACCATCAGGTATAGGAGATAAACCAAGTTTATTATTTTCTGGAACTCTTATAACTAACTCGTCTAGGTATTCCATAAGTTTGAGAACTACTTTTATCTCTTGACTCTTGTATTCCGTATAATCTTTGCCAGTTATTTATAGACAGTGGCTGTAGTCTATTAATTTCAAATGGAGCTGTTTTACCTGTTACTCCTTCTTCAGTTACTATTATATTTTCCCAATCAACAAAACTATATTCATTTGCAATTGTTTGAGAACTTCTTAAATCATACCATCTAGTACCAGCGGTAGTTTCAATATTAGTATTACCATAATAATCATTAGACGGGTCACCTGCACTTAAAAAACTCCACTTGTCTTCTGCTGTGCAAATATCAAAGTATGCTCTATTAATAGCATCTTTAATATATTTTTGTAAACCTACAGCTGAAGAAAAAGTTCCTGCTGTTAGTTCTACTTCATTAAGTTCTCTAATAATAGTATTAGTTAAATCTAAATATGTTCTGAATGGAGCAGCCATTGTTACCTTTAATTATTTTTTGTCTTTATAAAAAGATGGAGTACCCATCTCAGCTTTATCACAACTTCTTCTTAAATCCATTTGACCATATTGTCTTGGATATTTATCTTTACCATAATCACAAGAAGCCACATTATCGCCTTCTTTTATAAAAGGTAAATGTTCTGTTATAACATCAGCGTAATCAATTCCGTTTTTCATTTTTGGCATTTTAAAATTCCTTTATGTATATAAAAGAAAGGGCGAACTTAATCGCCCCTTCTAATTCTTTAGTATTAATCAATACTATAGTGTGCTGTTACGAGAGCGTCGTCTCTTAATACAGCTCTTCCATAAACATGTAATCCTCTTACGATGTCACCGAAAGTATCAGTGTCTCTTAGAGTTTCAATGTTAAGGATAGATTGAGCCGTAGCAGTAGAACTAATGTGACCAGCCATTACTTTGCCGTCAGCATTAGCTACAGCAATGTTATTAGATTTATACATTTTAAATCCTCTAATCATTCCTGATGCTACTAGTCCATTACGAACTCCGCCTTCACCTTGGTTAAAGTCAGCAGACATTAACTTAGAATCTTCAGCAGCTAACTCCTCGTAAAACTGAGGGTTTGCTACAAAGAAACGTCCTTCTTCTGGAATACTAGATTCATCTAGTTTTCTAGCAATTCTAGACATTAAAGCTAATGGAGTGATTTCACCTGTAGCGTAACCAACGTCGATTGAACCTGAACCATCAAATACTCCAGCACCTAAGTGAGTATCTGAATCAGTACCCATTTGGTTATCTGGAGATGATGCAGATGCACCGTCAGCCATTGCTTCAAGGACTTCAGCGTCCATTGTGTCTTTTAGTGTGTAAGCCGCAGAGCTTGCTCCTACTGATGCAAAGTTGATATGAGAAAGTCTTTCCTCAATGTCATCAACAATAAACTTAAATGAGTTTGCTTTGTCAATAACAAGTGTCAACTCTTGGTCAGTAAGGTATTGTTTTGTAGTAGAAGCGGCACGAGTATATGCTGCGACAGTGACAGTAGGCTCTTTGATGATTTTTACAGTATCACCAAAAGCAGCTATTTCACCTGCATAGTCCGTGTTTGTAATAGCTTCAATTACAGATGATTTTCTAAAGAAGTTTTGAATCTTCTTCGAAAAAATTTCAGGAACGAAAAATTCATTCGTTTGACCTGAGGTACCTGCATTAAAGTTATTGTTACCAGCTCCACCAGCATTTTGAAATACAGCCATAGTATTTCTCCTTTTCTAGTTGAGTTTTAGTTGTTTAAAAAAAACAGCTTTGTAACTTAGTAAGTAGGATTTCCTGAACCACCTATTTTTCTGTTAGACGTATCATCAACGACACGACCACTAGACATAGCTTCCATTATGGATTGTTCATTCTTATCAAAATCACGTTGTGACATTGCTGCTATCTGAGAACGAGTCCAAATCTTTTTACTGCCATAACCTATATCTTTATTATTTGTTACCTTTATCATTTCTGATGCAGGTACTAAATCTCCTGATATGTCATTTTTAGTATTAGATTTTAACTTGCCGACGTCCTGTTTGAAGAGGTCGATTGCACGAGATGCTAATGTTGCATTTGAACCATTACTATAAATCCAACCTTTTATTTCTTCTGGTTGTCTATCAGCCCAAGCATGAAACTCATCGGATTCTCGAATCTCTGAGAAGTCTGGGTGTAGTCGTTCCAAAGTTAACTCTGCTTCCTTCACAGAAATTTCTTGATTTTTATTACGAAGAACTTTTAATTCTTCTTTTAAATCTTCAAGTTCTTTTGAAGTTTGAGTATGAGCTACTGATTCAACAACATCATATACGTCTGGATAATTTTTTCTAAACTCTTGAAGTTCTTCTGCACTTTTAGGAGCTTTATACTTAGGTCGATTAGCTCTTAGTTGTGCGTGTAGTTCTTCTTCTTTTTGTTTAAAACCATTTACTTTAGTATCGTAATGTTTTTTTAAATCATCATACCTTTTTTTATAGTCAACTTTTTTATAAGGTTGATTTGCAGATTGGCTTTCTTCTTCTTGAGGTTCTTCAGTATCTTCTATACTTTGTGTAGAATCTACTACTACCTTAGAATTATTTTTGTAAGCCATTGTATTAGCACCTGCAAACGGTTTTGATGCGTCTTGTTCCATACTATCATAATCAAGATAATCTTTCTTTTGATTATATGGATTAGCTTCTTGTTCTTCGTTCTTCTGAGAAGTAGTTCTTTTTTCTAAAAGAGGGTTCTCATTACTATCAGTCATTTTTAATCACCTTTCATTGTTATTGTTGGGGTCTTGCAAAATTGCAAGAGTAGCCGAAAAATAGAGTGCCTCAGTGATTGGCAGGGTAGCTCTATTTGTAAAGCCTACTTATAAGGGTTTTTCATTAAACCGCCATAAGCAGCACTCATGACATCCGAGGGAACCATGTCATCTACTGATTCTATTTGTTGTTCATCTTGGACGTTCATATCTTTATCGTAATCATTCTCTGCTTTTGCCATCATCTTACGAAGTTTATCTACACCTAAATGTTTAACTGATTTAGCTGTAAAGACAAACTCTCCGTCTGATAATCTTGCAGGGATTGAGTCTGATGTTCCTGTTCCTGGCCCTTCGACTTCGCCGTCGCCAGTAAATTCATTTGTTGCTACTAACATCTTAGGAATTATATCTAATAATTCAGGATGCATACTAATAGCTTCTTCTAATACTTCTTCATCTTGTGATGTTAACATAGATGTATCTACAGTAACATCTAAATCTTCCATGGTGTCTTCTTCTCTATCCATTGAATTTGCCATGTCTTCTTCCATAGTCATGTCTTCTTCTTCCATCATCATCATAGGATTATTTTCCATTAAATCAACAGGCATACCTTCATCAGCTTCGCCTTGTAATTCTGGAATAACCATACCACCTTCTTCATATGCACGATAACCTGTATCATCTAAAATTTTTTCTTCTGCTTGAGCCATACCACCATAAGCATATCTAGCTCTAGATGGGTCAAACATCATTTGAGGTTGACCATTACTTCTTACTTCATCAGGTACACCTGGAGTTTGTAAACCCATAGTTGGAGCTTTTTCTTCACCAATATTTTCTTCTGGAGCTTTGTCCATAGAAGATGTTTGTTGTGCTCCTGGTACTCTATAAAGTGCTGCATATCCTGGTGTTGCCATATTATGATTTACCTTTTCCTGAAGTATTTATAAAACCTTTTTTGTGAGCATTATAAGTAGTCATTTGGTCTGCATATAAAGGTCCTGGTCTTGTAGTATTTTCAGGCATAACAGCCTGACCACCAAGACTATAACCTTTTATTTTTTTACTTTTTACCTTTTTTAGCATAGCCACCCATCATCATTTTTTTCTTAGCCATTCCGCCATACATCATTTTATTAACAGAACCGCCTTTGTTATATGGTTTGTATCCTGTTATTTTATTATCTGAATCATACAAAGTAATAAGTTTTAAAAACCTAGGGTCTTCAACTCCATTATACATTGTCTTTTCTTTTTTTGTTTCACCCATAGTATTAGCCTTTGTTAGTTGTTAGTATTATTTCTAGTTGATTCCTGGAGGTGTATCAGTTGTTCCAGTAAATTCCATCTCCCCTGGCTGCGAAACATTGCCTGTTCCGATTGTGCCATTGCCAGTTCCTTGACTGTCAGTTCCTGAAGCTTCAGGAGGTAGTCCTTGAGGACCACCCATTGGGGGCTGGCCGTCAATTGATTGAGGGTCTTGAGTTCCTTGTTGCTGAGCATTGTTCTGTAATCCTATAATTTTAGCGTATATCTCAGCTGCCGCAGGGTCATTAATAACTTCATCTGGGTCTAGGTCTAAGCTATAAGCTAGTTCTTTTATAATTTCAGATATCTTCACAAATGGTGCAATTGCAGGATTCTGTACTGTTTGTAAGAACATTGTTAGTCTTTGAGACCTTACTTCTTTTTGCATCAAGCTTGAAGTACCTGTTGCTTTAATCTCTAAATCACCTTCAATGTTTAGTTCGCCCTCATAAAACTGCATGTTCCATTGAAAGAAACTTTCACCAAGAGGTCTTAGTAAGTAGTCGTCAATGTTTTTAATAACAGTTTTTACGTTTAAGTTCGCTGCACTCAGTAACATAGACATACCAGATGCAGTTCTTGTCATACTCTGCACTCCAGTCTGTCCGTGAGAGTACGACGGAATTCCTGTTGACTCATCAGCAAGTTGTCTAAACTTATCAAACATCATCATGTTTTCAGTAGATGTGTTAGGAAACTTAAGTCCATGTATGGCTTGTCCAGGCATACCTGCTTGTCTTCTAAATATTTTTCCAGGATACACATCCATTGATTGTCCAGCTACTAAAGCTGATTCATCAATATCAAATACTAGTGAACCTGATAATGCAAGATTGTCAATTGCCATTCTTGCGTGTCCATTCATAATTGCTTGAGCATCTGCCATGTTTTCTGGAACACCTATACCAAAGAAACTATAAGGATTCTTTTCATATGGAAATGCATGGTAAGGAATACGATAAGGTTTAAATGGATTAACAACCATTCGTAACACTCTATTGTTTGTTACCCAAGCATTAATTTGTAATTCGTCTTCTTCTGTAAACTCATCTGGAATAATCATACCAGATTCTTCAAGAGTAGTTTTATCTACAATACCCCAGTACTCTAGTACTTCAAAACGAGAAGAACTACTATAGTCTGAATCATTGTCACCTGCATCTAAACTTGATTCGTAACTTCTCTCTTGATAATTAGGACCATCTTGTAAAGTTTCAAGAATAGCTTTCTTATTAAAGAAGGGTCGGTTTAATAAATTCCTTAATTGATTTCTATTAAATTTATGTCGTTGAATTGTAAACTCACACTCTTCGATATCTCTTGCATTAGGGTCAGGATAAAAATCCCATAAACTTACATACTCAAGTTTAGGAACTTTAACTGTTTTAGGATTATAAATTCTTTCACCATTCTCACCTCTATCATAAGAATGTAAAGTTTTATTAAAAGTAAAAGGCCCTTTAATAATTCCAGTACCTAACAGTACTGATTCAAATATTGAATTTCTTAGTTCTGTACCACCATGTGATTCTTCTATCTCATCGTGCATTAATCTTTCCATACGACGAGCTGCTATTTGTGCAGGTTTAATCTGTGGCATTTCAGGAAGAGGAGCTGGTCCTTCTTCTAATTCAGCACCTTCATATTCTTTTGAAAGAGAAGATAAAAACTTTTCTTCTACATCTTGGAAAGTACTTCCAGGTTCCAGGGTATTCCCATCTCCTTCAAAGCCCAGTGGAGCAATATCAGGTGTGGGGGCAGGAGTCTCGTTAGTAGCATCCGCTTCCATATTTGGAGCTGGTTGCTGAAGACCGTCACCCAATTGCTCTTTAAGGGGATTAAGGTGAGCAAACGTT